AACCCGTCGAGCATTTACCATCAGGTCTACAATCTTTAACATTTGGTAGCGATTTCAACCAACCCGTCGAACATTTACCATTAAACCTTCGGTCTTTAATATTTGGTCGTTGTTTCAACCAACCAGTCGATCATTTACCACCCAACCTTCAGTCTTTAACTTTCGGTTATTATTTCGACCAATCTGTGGATAATTTACCATCAAGTCTACAGTCTTTAACATTTGGTGATCGTTTCAACCAACCCGTCGATAATTTACCATCAGGTCTACAATCTTTAACATTTCTAGGTAAATACAACCAACCTATCAATAATTTACCAATAAGTCTGCTATCTTAAAAAATTTCTGGCAACCAAATCTTCAGTATATTCGACAGTGATTTCCATTAATCAATCGATAATTTACTACCAAATATGGAAGTTTTCACGAGATACCATTAAACCTTCCATATTTAATATTTGATAGTGGGTTCAATCAGGCTTATCAGACACAGATTTAGTATTGTATCCGTAAGCATACCCGAACTGTTGAACACGTCGTGAAGACGCTGCGTCGGGCGTTACAGGAAGCCATGATTAATCCTCATCATTATTGTGTAGGACTATTGGAAGAGAAAGACTACAAAAATGTAAAAGTAGAAGAAATAGAGAAAGCGGAATAACTAAAGTGGATTTAACTAAAGACTATTATATTAATTAATATAATATTACCTATTTCTGATAATCTTAGGAGGCGTTCTAATTTTTTCTACAGGATTATCAACCACATGCTCGTTATGTTCTGCATGATAATATTTATTATTATCTTCTATATTAATCTCAGCTTGTCTTAAAATACTACACAGCCATTCTAACACTATCAAGACTTTAGATTTGTATTTATATCTAAGGTCTGCTGGAATTTGTTGATATAATAGACTGATGATATTAAATTGATAACCAATATAACCTGTTATGAATAGGAATGTTATCCAGTTTGGAAGTATCAAGGCTGTAGCCATACCTGTCATAAAAATGACAGATGCTGTACCCAGCTGAGATATGTGCTCCATGGTTGTTTTTAAATATAGAATATAACTAGTTTATTCACTACCTACTTCTACTACCTATGTATTTACTACCTATTTATTCAGACCACCATAACCTGATACCGTAGTTTTGTCTAATAATATTAATACTTTTAATAGCTTCGACGTGATCGAACTTGGTAATATTGACCTGCTGATCGACCAACGGGAATAATTCCATTACTGCCCTGTCTGAATTGCTATATATAGTAAATGCCTCATCGATATCCTCAAGGTATATATAATGCATTTTATTGCATTTCATGACCAATCTGACAGCAAAAATTCTATCAGCCATGCATAATCCTGTGACAGTCTCAGCGATAGAACCTATACCTATCTGTATAATATTACTACAATCTACTAAATCTGCTTTTTCTTTTTCCATATCAAAGCTGCTAATGTAGACAATTTTAAGACAGTCTGGTAAACAGTCACTTAATGGGAAGAGTGGCGAAGCGCTGACTAACCCTCCATCATAATATTTCTCACCATCAATGTCTATAGCTGGTAAAAGAGTAGGTATACAAGAACTAGCATAAATTGATCTCGATATTTTTTCTATGTTTCCGTCTAGATAATTAATAGTCGTTGGCATTGGAGGATTACTGTCACCAGATTTAACATAAGATTTCTCATAGCTTCTATTACAAAACATTCCAGCAGTACCTGTATCTTTATTGTAGGTACCACACCATATTTCACAGCGTGCAATTGAATCTGACGTTAAATATTTATCAAATAGATGAGCAGCTCCGGTTCCATGTTTAAATAGCGCACCTTTAAATATACCAATAATACCTGACGGTATATAAGGGCCCAATTTAGCTCCCCACCACGATTTAACAAATAATTCAGAAGATATATCTTCCAATACTCTTAAAATGCCATTATATTTCCAATCAGCACATAGACCAATGTATGCTGATATCGCTCCTCCTGACGAGCCCAGTATTAACTTAGGTTTAAATCCTTTATCGCATAACAAAGATATTAGAGCGACCTGATTCACAAAACGTCCACCAGATACAGGTAGTATAGTAAGTTCTATACATCCATCCGGTCCTTTGTGTTTATCCATATTCATTTATATAAAGTTATATAAATTTATTGTACTTCTAATCTTTATTTAATCCTCTCTTGAGAGATCTACGAGCAGGGATAGCGTGCAGTCTTTCTTCTTTAGCTTCCTCTTCTTTAGGCTCCTCTTCTTTAGCTTCCACATCTTTAACTTCTTCTTGAGTATCTTCCTCCTCTTTAGGCTCTTCATATTCATCTTCATTAGGCTCTTCGTCTTCATCCAATTCCTCTTTAGTATCCTCTTTGGATTCGACAACATCAATGCTATAATTTCCCAAATCATAATCTGTATATTCTCCGATTTGCATGCCAAATTGTTTGGCTGTTAATCTTAACGCTTCAGTCATACGAGCAATTTTACCATCTTCAGTCCATTGACCAAAGGCGATGATATCGTTCGCGTCGTCACTACAATAAAACACGATATTGCTACTTGTGTCGTACAAAATATTATCTAAATCTTCTATTACAGTACTGTTAAGAGTCAATTCCTCTTCTGCAGCGTCTGGCTGTTCTTGAGTAGAACGTTCAGGTGCTCTAGGATGACCTCCAGGGCGAGAAATTGGTGCTTCAGCTGCTCTACTTCTAGTAGAAGGAGCTCTCCTTGCAGCAGGCTTCTTAGCCTCAGATAAGTCTGGAGGGCTAATATCGGGTCCGGCAATTTCTTCGAAACTCATCCCCTTCTCTTCAGCTAATTTCATAGCTTTCACTGGGAATTGCTTCTTCTTCTTACATTGTTTGCAAAACAATGATTGTCCATCGCGTCTTTCACCACAAGGTTCATTCTTCCTATTTCTGGAACGTTCCAGAATATATTGACATCCATTCACGACATCAATCTGTTTAGGTTTACGTGAAGCATTCTCTTTAGTAGCAGGAGTAGAGGCACTATGACTAGTCATAGTGCCTACATCTGGCACCACAAATCCGAAAGCTCCAAGCGCCACTTCCTCAACTGTAGCATCTGCATCGTAATTATCTCGATAAAAATTAACTATCGCTGGTAGTACTGCCGTCTTCAAAGCTGTCAGAAAGAGATCCCCGCCTAACTCTAGAGCTGTCCTGTTGGACGAATCTGAGACAGATAAGCTCGATTTTGTAGGTGTGACTGCCCTAGTGGCAGGAGCAGCGACAGTGCGTATTCTTCTTACGGTAGCCATTATGTATTTTATACACCAACTTAATGATTTAGATGGATATCTATTGCCAAACTTGGACAAAGTTAATCTCTTATAGAAAAAATATCGTATTTTAATATATAAAAAGATGTTATCAAAATATAATCATTTTTATATTTTGATATTTAGGTTGCTAATGTGTTAAAAAGTATAAGTTATAATCAGGATTAATATTTTTTCCATGAAAAATCGGAAGAACCTGACATATTCATATGCGACGATCTAATAGAATTACGAGGTTTATTAACAGAATTGTTATCTGGGTATAGTTTAAAACAATCTGGGTATTTAGTGAGTAAAATATTATTAATAGAATATGTTTTGTCTATATCGTATATTTCTACTAATAATCTATTATATATGTCGACATCGCTTACTACACACGACACTCGACCGTTATTAAAATATATTAGAGAGTTTACCTCTCTCAATATATCAGGTTGTGGTTTAATAGTATCTATCTTTTTCAGTCTACATCTATAGGATATACCTTGTTTTAACTCAGAAGATGTTTTAACGCCTTCTTCTGGATTAAATAATATTTGATCTTTGGTAATATCAATATCTGTATAAGTAAAAGTCTCCTTATACACCATAAGATATCTTTTTGCTGTTTCAGAGTCAAAATAGAGACAGATATCATAATTTATGTTATCTGTATGATTTACTATATATCCTTCGACAGTGATAGGTGAAAATTTATAATATTTATCTCCGCGTTTATCTGAATATGTATCCATATTTTTTATCATGTGATAAAAACGTAATAGTCTTGAAATAACAATATAACAGACAAGTTTGAAGAAAAAAACTTAAACAAAAAATTCTGCTATCGTTTAAAAAATGGTACACAACAAACACTCATGCTCTAGCTCGAGCTCAAGCTCCAGCTCATCATGCTCTAGCTCATGCACTAGCTCTTGTCCTCCGTCTTGCAACGTTGAATGTTGCCCGACTCTTTGCGCCGCAGAAATCTGCTGTCGTTTCTCATCCGCCGTGGTGCGCGTCCATGGTGAGGCTATCCTCACCACGATTGGCCCACAGGCCGGTGCTCCAGCTTTTGATTGGTCGCCCGCTGCCACCGCTAACGAAGCTGCAGTGTATGAGACTCACGGAAATGGTTTCTTGATTAAGGGTGGATGTATTGTCTGCCCTGCATCTTTGGTTAGTATTCCTCCAGATGCTCTCTATCAGGGTGGTACCGCCATCTATCGTTATCCTTACGTTAGTACTACCGGTGCTGACCGTATTGGAAACGGTATTCCCAATACTATCACCCAGGTTAGCCGTGTGTTCGTTGACGTTTTCGATGTCAACGGTAAGGGTCACGCCTACACTTACGAGGCCTATGTCTGTGGTATTGATGGTGCTGGAAATACCGCCGTATTGGCCATCAACTTTGAGAACAACTGGAACTGTTATCTTCCTTGCATTCAGAAGTGCCATCCTTACTTCCGTTGGAGCCGCTCCAGGAAGTCCAAGTGTGGAGACCCTGCTTTCTTGTTGGGAGGTTATACCCTCAATGATAATGGAGCCTTCGGTCTTCAGTGGTCAGAGTCTTTGGTCCAGCAAGGTCTATTGACTGATAACAAGAGTTTGGACTACACTGGTACTATCCAGCACGAGCTCGTCCGTACTACCCTCATTGCCGGACGTTGTGCGATTGGTTCACCCATCTTGAACAATTGTGGTGCCGTTATCGGTATGCACACCGCTGCCACTAGCGAGGAATTGGGCGCCACTGGTAACGATCACGGATTTGTGGTTGGTGTGTCCGAGTTCTTCATGCGTCGTCCTCTCAAGACTTTCCTCCAGGGAGTTAAGAAGTGCCAGTACCGTAAGCACTTGGGTACAATCACTGATTCTATCGGAGATTTCAACTACTACATCAAGGGTTACATGGGATTGGCCTGGAACAACGTTACTGGTAACGATTTCGACCACTTCGTCGGTGCCTCTGGTACTTTCGTACCCTTGTACGACGCTGCAGGTGCATTGATCAATGTCAAGTGTACTGAGAACGTAGGTATCCGTGTGGTTACCGTCGCACAGGCTACCGCTCCTCAGACTTTCGATATTGCTAACCCTACCGATCCTACTCTTCAGGTGGCTCAGAATCCTCTGTTTGCTTCTCTGCCTTATTTCGACTCACAGGGGCCTACCAGCTATCCTCCTGCCTATTCACCCGACTCTGGAACTGGCGATGTTAACGCATCCCCTTTCTCTGGTCAGGTGTTCCCTAACGACATCGTATATGCCTTGTCCAAGTGTAGAAGCAAGGGTGGTAAGTTGAAGAAGAAGTGCAAGTTGGGCGATCTCTATCACCAGGTTGCACCTGCCTTGTTCACTTGGCAGTGTCTGCCTGGAGACAGCATTTATGCCCAGACTCGTGCTTACACTCAGTACTGGTCTGCATTCAACTTGCTCCAGGGATCTTTGGCTGTCTTCCCTCTCATTATGGACTGGCCTTGGTATAACCGCCAGTGCTGGCCGACTGTGGGAGCTCCTCTCCCTGCATCTACCAGCGGCAATCTTCCTTTCGCTGGATTCCGCGGTGCATTCTAAGTTACTGACTTAAAAATAATTATTAATTAATAATTATGATATCTGTAAACGATTGGATAAATAACTATGTATTATACTAGTGACATATCTAGATTAAAGAACGATTTGAAACTTTTAATTCAAAATTACGATATAATATTGTTTGACGAATCTAATAATACCATTATATCTGTGAATGATAGGATAAATTATAATAATTTTTATATACATTATTATAGACGTCAAGCTTATGATAATTTAGCT